CTTTGAATATTGCTGCTACTCTTGATTTACCCATAACCTTAGCTCGTTGCTCACCAACTGTAAGTATTTGTATTTTTCTTGCAAAAGGTTTGTTAATATTTTTTACTTTTCTTACAGTAGCACTAGCATCTGCAGGTGTAGCAAATTTTATTCTTACTGTGTCTCTTGGATTTTCGTCTGTGTACAATCTTCTGCCCGAACCTTTGGGTTTTTTACCTGTACCTACTTTTGGATCTTTAATTTTTTTCAAGTTTCTGTCTCGCTATTTCTAATCTCTCGTCAGATTGTTCATCTTGTTGTTGTAACTTGTCATATTGGAACTGTAAGTTAGCTCCTGCTTTTTGATTTTCTAATTCTTGCTTCATTCGAGTCTCTTCAGCTTTTCTTTGCATGTCCATAGCTCTTAAATCTACTTCTTGTTGTTTTATTCTAATTAATGGATCTTGTTTTGCAGCATTAGATTGTATCTCTGCTTGAACTAATTCATTAGTTATTTGTGCAGCCTTCTTTGCAACTTCTGAATCAAATATAATTTGAAAAGCTTGTGGATTTTCACGTTGCATTTGTGCCATCTCTGGATCATCTGACATCATAATTTTAACTTCAGCTCTTGCTTTGAAAGAAATATGATCAGAAACGTGAGATTGCAATAAAGCATAGACCTGTGGATTAATTTGAACCATTCTTGAGTTCATAAAAGCCATGTGTGCAGTTAAATGTGCATCATGATCTTGAAATTCAAAGGCAGTTAGTAGTTGCATCTGTAATGCTCGTGCATTTTCTTTAGCAGGATCCATTGGTTCAGGCTGTTTTGGTGCAGGTTTTAGTAAAGTTTCTATTTGTTTAGTACCTAATGCTTCATAAACACGTCTATAAGCCTCGTGAATGTTGTGAATTTGTGGATTTGAAGAGGCAACTTGCAATTGTGTCTGTGCTAAAGTCACTCTTTGAGCCATTGACATAATATTTGGATCAGCAACAGGTAAAATATCAACACGATTGTCAAAATCCGATGATTTTATTTGTCTTGGACCACCATAAACTTCGTAAGGATACTCTGGCGGTAGAGATTCTTGGCAAATTCTTGCTAAAATTTTAAATTCTAGCCTCATTGCGTAGTAACATCTCTTATGCACACCACTCATTACACGTGATCCACGCTCCATCATAGCAATTGTAGTTCCAACTGCTCTATTTTGTAAGTCATTTCCTATGTTGCTATCAGTAATAGCAGCAAATTTTTGTCCAGCTTGCACAACAAAACCTAAAAGATTGTACAATGTGGTGCTTGGTTCTGTAAAAGGCAGATTAAAAAATTGATCTCTTATATTTCCACCTGGTGCATCAACATCTCTGAACTCTCCAGGTTGTATTGGTTGATCATCATCTCTTACTCTAATACCTCTAGACTTAAATCCTGCAGGTAAATTTTTTAATGTGCCTGCATCTATCAGTTGTCGTAATGATTGTGTTGCTGCTCTACTCAATCCACCAATCATATGTGTCAAACCAAAACCATAAAAACCTAATCCTGGTAAAAATTTGTAATGAACAAAATATTCAATTCTTGCATAGCCAAGATCATCAGGTTTATAGTTTCTGTAAATAGATAATATTTCACCAGATCCTTCATCTATCGTAACAATGTAAGGAATTTTAATTTTTTTTGCTTTGTCATCAAAATCTTCATAATCATCTAAATTTAAATCAACATGCATTTCAAGAATTGTATGTAGATAATCATCACCAGTTCTTTTAATACCTTCAATTTCATTTAACTTTTTTTGTAAAGCATCAGGTTCTTGATTTGATTGTATCAATTCAATATCTCTATAAAATCCTCCTGCTTGTTTTTTAATAACTTCGTTTTGTGTCATTTTCATAACATGAGTAATTCTTTCACAATCTTTTAAATCTGATGCAAAGTATGGAACGACTAAGTCTTCAGCAGGTATGAATTTTGATACAGGTCTTCCAAGTATTTGATCGTAATAAACTTTTTTGAATGTTGATCCTGATAGCGGTAAGTAAAATAACATCTGATCCATATCAGTTGTGTATTCTTCCATATCTTCCATTAACAAATAATTCATGTATTCTTTGACACGACTTGCTTGTTGCTCAACTGCAGGAGTTTGTAATCCAACTACTTGAGTTCTTACAGGGCCATCGGATGGACATAATTCTTTGTATGCTTGTGCTTGGAATTGAGTTACAGATTCTGCAAGAAGTGGGTGAGTAACATTAGATGCACCTTTGAACGGTCTAGTTACTTCAGAATATTTAGTTCCTAAAAGATCTAAACCTTTAATGTAAGTTTCTTCCCATTCTTTTCTAGATAATTTATCTTTTTTATACTCTTGCATTAAATCTGATGCCATAGATTTGAGAACTCTCTCATCCATAGTTTCTGCAAGATTTGCGTTAAAATCGTCTTGAGGTCTTTCCTCCACTGTTTCTTCGCCTTCTACAGTGACATCAACTGGTAAACCCTCAGGTTGTTCTACAGTTTCTTCAACCTTATCTTCTTCCGTTACAACAGTTTCATTATTCTTTTCGATAGCCATTTCTAATTGTACCTTATTGGTTTAAACATATCCACTACCAAGCCCCCAAAGCGTTTATAGGTTTTTTGAGTGTATTTCATTAAAGGATTTACTTTAACTGCAAAAGCATCAAAATACAAGTTAGGATTAGATGCCTCTATAAATCTTAAGCCTGGTTCTTGAGTTTTTCTAGCTTCTGAATGAAAGATGCTTTTTAACTTCTTGCCTCCTAATGTAGTATGTGTACTAGGATAGGTGAAAGTATTAGTCTCTATTTTCTTATATGGTTTAGCTGGATCTGATAAGGAGACTTTTATAGGACCTGCCTTTGAATTGTAAAACCTAGCAGCCTTTTTCATTACATTTGCCATAACAGATGTCCCTTTTCTATTAATTCCCTTACCACTTGCATAGCCATAAAATCTTTCGTTACCAGCTTTATATCCTTGTCTAAAACTTAATTTATCAAAAGGAGCAACGGCTACAAAATCATAATTCATTTTTGCAGCTTTATTCATCAAATATTTTAATGCATGATCACCATATTGATCAGCCTCTACCATTGGAAAATAATCAAACTGTTTTGTTCGACCTGCAATCTTTTGTAATTCATTAGTTGTTTTAGCAAGTTGATTTGAAACTGTGCCAGCTAAATTACTATCATTACTTCTTACGGCTTCGTCTAATAAACCAGTTAATCTTTGTCTTTGATTCATTAATAAACCTAATTCAATATCTCTTTGAAAAGGATTATTTCTAAACTCAGTGCTAAGTTGTTGAGACTTTGTTAATTGTTTTGCAATATTTTGGTTAACATCAGATTGTATTTCATGAATAAAAAATCCTTTTTTACCATCGGGTGTAAATCTTGTATCAAATCTAACGTGATAGATTTGGTTGGTACCAGCATCTGAAAAGTGACTTGGAGATCTTAAAGGTGAACTATTAGTTGGTATCGCCTCATCTAATCTAAAAATTGTCTCTCTGTAATCTTTACCGCCTTGAAAAGTATATTGTGATTCGTTTCCATATTGAGTTTTAACATTTCTACCTACAATCTTTGCATTAGCTCCGTCTACTTCACCTAAAATTTTATTTAATCTTTTAAAATCTGAAGCACCTAACTCTCTGGTAAATCCTTTTGCTTTATTAATATTTTCTAAAAACTCTTTAAGTATAACTTTATTAGCAGTCTCTGATAGAGCGTCCGCCTCAACACCTCTCAAAGCATAAGCAGCGTCTTCTATTGCTGTTTTTACTCCTGGATTGTTAACATATTTTTTTGCAATCTCATCTAATTCTTGAGATGAATTTTTTGCTACTTTTAAGAAGTTAGCATAACTTTCACTTGGAACTCCTAACTCAACTGCTTTTAATCTATTAATTGGATTTAACTTAATCATGTTACCAATTTCATTAGCATCTAATTTAATGCCAAACTTCTTTGCTGCAGCTAACAGACCACCTGTTAGGTTTCCTGCTTCATCGAATGTTGCAATATTAGAATCGAACAGTTCTTCTTTTGTTACACTTGCCTCTCTACCGGCAAAGGGACCAGAGTCATATTTGAATCTTTTTTGATCTCTAACAGTTCTAGTTGATGGTTTACCAAAAACTTTAAAGTTTACTTTTCTAGTGGATGTTAAATGATTTAACCATTCATCTGCAGTGTATCGACCAGGACCAATCCTCATCGCCCAATCATAAGTAGATGAACCAAAAGCAGGAGCAACGTCATCTCCCATATAAAGTGGTTTTGTTTTATTAAGTTTTATTGGAGGATTAGTTAATTCTTTTTTAGCAAGTTCAAGACCAGTCTCTTGCGAACTTTTACCTTCGTATGTAAGAAGTTTTTGTTGTTGTCCGGTAGTCGGTGTCGCTGATTCTTTCTTGCCTTTTAGAAGTCTTTTCCCAAGTTGGAATAAACCTTTGAGGGACATAAATCCCCCTTAATACATTTTTGTAGGTTTGTTTCTACCAATTTTACATTTTACTTTAACAGACTTACCTGCTTTGTAACCCATGGGTTTCATCATCATGCCGCCACCCATTTTGCCTTTAACGTCCATCAGGGTTCTTTGTTTTCGCGTAGGTGCTTCTGCAGCGAGTCTGCCTACAGGTCCTTTCATTGAAGGTCTTCTTCTACCTTGAGCCTTACCCTTATCTCTTACAGCGGCTTGGATAATATCATCAGCAGATTTTGGTCTGTTGTAATCAGCACCGCCACCTTTAGTATATTGTCTCATCATACCGCCACCCATTTTTTTAGATGATTTAAGATTATCAATTGATCTTTTTATTAAATCTACCGCACTCTTTTTTCCTTTAATGTTCGGACTGACTGAACCTACCAAGTCACCAGCTAATTCTATATCTTTTTGAGTAAGTCTATCTTTGTCTTTCATTTTTCTAGCTAATCTTTGAATTCGGTCTATAGAAACACTCACTTTACTTCTTTGTTCTCCAACTTTACCAGTGTCAGCACCACCACCTTTAGATCTTTTTAATTTTTTTTGAATAATATCTGCAACAGACATACCAGGAATAAGTCCTGATCCCATGACACCTGCTGCGCCTGGCATTTTAGTTTTTTTACCTTTTAATTTTTTAAGTTTTGCTGCAGTCATTGCTCCAAGTGCAATAGCACCAAGTGCAGCTTTCATAGGTTTCTTTTTAGATTTCTCTTTTCTTAGCATCGCAAAATCTTCTGCATCAATTTTGTTGTTTTTGTTTTTGTCCAATTTAGCTTGGCCACCTGTTAACATTTTTCTTTTCATCATACCGCCTTTAAATTTTTTTTTGGCTACATCTGTTAGTTTATTCTTTAAATACCTCTTAGTCAATCTGTAGTCATCTAATTTTCCCCTTTGAACATCTCTTCTAAATAGACGCTCTAGAGTTGGCAAAGGGCTTGGTAATTTACCTCTTTCTTCAGATTGTGCAGCAGCTCTACCCATCTTGGTTCTTACTCTGTGGATTTGAAAGGATGAGCCTTTTTGAGATTGTCGTTTTACGGGGATTATTTTAGTTTCTGCATCTTTAGCTCTAATGTTATAAGCTTTGACACTTTTGTTTGTTTTTACACCTCTAGCTCTTTCTACATTCTTTTTTGAGTCTTTAGCGTATTTTCTTTTTTTGAGTTTTTTTACAAGATCTGCGATTTTTAACCCAGCTACTTTTGCAAGTTTAATTCTGCTCATTAATAATATTTATAATCTTTTTCTATTTTAATATTGGGTTCATCCCAATCATCAGAATAAGTAGATACAAATCCTCCTTGTCTGTATCTTAACACAGCTTGGGTCATACTATCAACGTAGTCGTCATATTGACCATTAGGGAATGCAGCACACTCTTCAATAACTTCTTGGGCATAACTTTGGTCTAGAGGAGCATAAACCATGCCAGACTCAAAGACTGGAGCACAACTGTTTATTCTAGTATGTTTATCTCTACCTCTTGCAGGCACGTAATCGATGACCGGTATTCCTGCTCGTCTTAACTCGTGTATTAATGGTTGACCAGATGCTTTAGCTTCAATGATTACGGTTTCCGGTTCCCAGTAATGATATTGCTCTAATGCTACATTTTTTAAATCTGGAAAGTCATATCTTCCTTTGTGTGCATCTAAAAGTATTATGCATTTCTCATAACCTTCAACAGGTTCAAAGATACCCCAAGTTGTTATAGCCGAATAGTCTGCAGATTCTTTTTTTGAAAATGCTGTATCGTAACTTTGTATTACGTGTAGAAGTTTAGGTGTATATTCTTTGTCCCAATCTTGCCACCATTCACGTTTGATGATAGCTCCTTCCTCTGAAGTTGGGTCCTGCATGTATTGTGCGTTCCAATTTTTAATGGACACCGAAGCTTTGACAGCTTCTAGATCTTCTTTTGACCAATACTCTGGCCATACTGGTTGATCATTAGGAAGTATTGCAGGGAACTCAATAACTTTCCATTTGTCTGCTTTAGGTTCAGATTGTGCCTTGATGAGCCTTCCTGTTAAATCATCGGTAGCCCATCTTGTCATTACAACACAAATTCTTCCGCCTGGTTGTAAACGTTGTCTGGGTCCTGATGAATACCATTCGTATGCTCTGTCCATAGCAGAATCAGACATTGAGTCTTGTTCTGTATGTGGGTCATCAATAATAAGTAAGTCCGCCCCTCGTCCTGTGATAGAACCGCCAACACCCGCTGCAAAATATTCCCCACCATGATTGGTCT